GGGGCTCGCCCTGGTTGCCACACGGACTGTTGGCCATTTTTGGAGATTTGGATATGAAGCCCGTTAAGCGTCATGGAGTGAATAAGCAGAATTCTGCGAAGAAGTTTGTTCACGACTCTAAGCATACCAAGGGCGTCAATCTGCCGCGCCAGGTGATGCGCGGTGGATGGCGGATGTAGTGGCATGTTTTTCTCCGATCATTGGCTTTCAGCTGATGACCGGAGAAGTTATTTTCTCCGCTCGCGGAGATGTTCGCCGAGAGCTTACCCTGCCTTGCGGTCAGTGTATTGGCTGTCGGCTGGAGAGGTCCAGGCGTTGGGCGATGCGATGTATGCATGAAAGTCAATTGCATGAAGCGTCGTCCTTCGTCACTCTCACTTATCGACCAGAGTGTTGTCCTACCTCGCTAGACTATCGTCACTTTCAATTGTTCATGAAGCGTCTAAGGAAGAAGGTCGGTAAGGTTCGTTTTTTCATGTGTGGTGAATATGGTGAGCGATTTCAGCGTCCTCATTATCACGCTTGTTTGTTTGGAGTTCATTTTCGTGATCGGGTATTGCATAGTGAGTCTTCAAGTGGAATGCGTCTTTATCGCAGTGCGACTCTTGAATCATTATGGCCTCACGGTTTTTCCTCAGTTGGTGATGTAACGTTTGAGTCTGCTGGCTATGTTGCCCGGTATTGCATGAAGAAGATTAATGGCCCTGCGGCCTGCGAGCATTATCAGGCGGTGAATTTGTCGACAGGGGAACTGTCCCCTATCAAGCCTGAGTTTTCTCGGATGTCGTTGAAGCCAGGTATTGGCGGTGATTGGATTAAGAAGTTTAAGGGAGATGTTTATGCTTACGGAAGAGATTTTGTATATATTAACGGTGTTAAGTGTAAGCCTCCTCGCTATTATGATGATTTTTTGAAGTCGACTGATCCTGATATGTTTGAGTCCATGGAGTTTGACCGGTATGTTAGAGCTGGTAAGACTGTTGAGGATTCTACGCCGGAGCGTCTCGCGGTTCGCGAGAAGGTACTTAAGGCCCGTCTGGGGCTAAATCAACGTCCATTTGAAAAAGGATAATAATCGTGATTTACAACGTTTGTTCGGTTCGTGATCGTGCTGTTGACTCGTACGGTAATCCGTTTTTCGTTCAGGCCGTAGGCCAGGCGGTGCGTTCGTTCTCTGATGAGATTAATCGTCGTGCTGACGATAACCAGTTGAACAAGCACCCGGAGGATTTTGACTTGTATACGCTGGGCACTTTTAACAGTGACACAGGTTTGTTTGACACGGGAGTGCCGCGGCAGATCGCCGTCGGCAAGGATGTTTTTCTTAAGGGGTGATGTATGCATCGTAATCAGTCTGTTGACGTTCATCAGTTTGCTATGGTTCCGCGGGCGGATATCCCGCGGAGTTCCTTCCGAATGCAGAAGGCTTATAAGACGACTTTCGATGCGGGATATCTTATCCCGTTTTTTGTGGAAGAGATCCTTCCAGGTGACTCTTATAAAGTTAAGGTCACTGCGTTTGCGCGTATGGCAACGCCTATTTTTCCAATTATGGATAATTTGTTTTTAGATTCGTTCTTTTTCTTTGTTCCCAATCGGCTGACGTGGTCGAATTGGGAGAAGTTCATGGGGGAACAGGTTAATCCTGGTGATTCGATTTCGTACACGATCCCCCAGTGTGTGACGCCGGCAGGCGGCTATTTGACGAATACGATTTTCGATTACATGGGTCTGCCTACGACCGGCCAGGTGACTGCCGGTCTGACTGTTTCGCACAGTGCTTTGCCCTTGCGTGCTTATAATCAGATTTGGAATCAGTGGTTCCGTGATGAGAATTTGCAGAATTCTCTTAATTCTGTGACCGGTGACGGTCCAGATGTCTATACAGTGTTTGGTTTGCAGCGTCGCGGTAAGCGACATGACTACTTCACTTCGGCGTTGCCTTTTCTTCAGAAGGGCACGGCCGTTCCTCTTCCGTTGGGTACGTCGGCTCCTGTTAAGACGTCCACGGATAATGCTTTGGTTACTGGTGCTCAGTCCCCTATGCGGTTCCGTTCGACCGCGGCTGGCACTTTGGTGACTACGGCCGGAACCGGCGGAACCGACGGTTCCGGTTTTTTTGCTCTTGGGACTGGAGCTCTTACGGCTCCAGGTGCTCAGTATCCTTCGAACCTGTACGCCGATCTGACGGCCGCGACGGCCGCTACGATTAACCAGATTCGGCAGAGTTTTCAGATTCAGAAGTTGTTGGAGCGCGATGCTCGCGGTGGTACTCGTTACACCGAGATTGTTCGCTCTCACTTTGGTGTTATTTCTCCCGATGCACGGTTGCAGCGCCCCGAGTATTTGGGTGGCGGTTCCACGCCGATTAATGTTTCGACTATTGCTCAGACGTCCGAAACTGGTGGTACGCCACTCGGTACGCTTTCGGCGATGGCTACTGTTTTGGCGAAGGAACACGGTTTCGAGCATTCGTTTACCGAGCACGGTTATGTGATCGGTCTTATGTGTGTTCGTGCTGATCTTACGTATCAGCAGGGTCTTCGTCGTCATTGGTCTCGTTCGACGCGTTATGATTTCTATTTTCCCGCGTTCGCTATGCTTGGTGAGCAGTCTATCCTGAATAAGGAGATTTATTGTAAGGGTGATGCGAATGACAATTTGGTCTTTGGTTATCAAGAACGCTGGGCCGAATACCGGTACAATCCCTCAGAGATTACGGGTTATTTTCGCTCTACTGCTGCTACGTCTCTCGACGCGTGGCACCTTGCGCAGCGATTTACGTCTCTTCCCACGCTCAACTCGACGTTCATAGTCGAGGATCCGCCGATGTCTCGTGTGCTCGCGGTTGGCGCAGCTGCCAATGGTAAGCATTTCATTTTTGATTCGTTTATTGATATTAAGGCCGCCAGGCCGCTGCCAATGTACAGCGTTCCGGGTCTTATTGATCATTTCTAAGGGGGCGTTATGGATCGCGTAGGTTGGTTTGAGTTTCTCGGTGCGTTTTTGTCTTTTGTTGCTGGTTGGTTTACCCCTTCGCCGCTTAATCGGCGTAAGGAACAGTGATGGGCGGTTTTTTAGACACGATTAAACCGTTCTTGGGCCCGATAGGTTCCGTTGTTGAAGGAGCCTTTTCGGCTTATGGTGCTAATAGGCAGATGGATTTCCAGCGGGATATGTCTAACACTTCGCATCAGCGCGAAGTTCAGGATTTAATTAAAGCTGGTCTTAATCCGATGTTGTCTGCTCGGCTGGGGGGTGCTTCGTCACCCCCCGGTGCTTCTATGCCCACGCCTCGTTTTTCGGAGTCCGCGAATAGTGCGGCTCTTCTTCGTTCTCAGATCAAGTTGAATGAGTCTGGTGCTGCCAAGAATCAGGGCGAGACTTTGTCGCCCGGTGTGGCGGATCAAGTTGCTTTGGCGAATGCCGGTAGTGCTACTCAGGCGGCGGCCACCGGCCGGTCGTCCGCTTCGCAGATGGATCAGCACACTCGGAACCTGCAGGCTGAGTTGGAGAAGATCGCGGCTGAGGTCGAGTTGCTTCGTTCGGAGAAGAATGTTAAGGATAAGGAGCCTGCTCTTCGTGAGGCGGAGACGAGAGTTCGCCGAATCGAGGCTCAGGCTAAGGAGTTGGAGATCCCGGTTTCTAGTGCTCGCGGTGGTGTCGGCGATGTCATTTCCAAGGGTTTGTCGGCCATTGGTTCGGGTACCCAGATGCTGGGGTCTAAGTTAGGCGGCTGGGCCGCCGATCTGCGTGATGAAATTAAACGCCAGATTCGTGAGGATCTGGATGACCAGATGAAAGGGCGGAAGCCCGCTAATCCTCGTGCGAAAGGGTATTACAAATGATTTTCCGCAATGGTTACAATTATGATGTTGATCAGGCATCTTTGGAGTCGGGTCTGGAGTGCAAGGACCCGAGTTTGACGTCTCAGAGTTCGGCCGATGAGGCCGATATTAATACGTTGGTTCGTCGCTTTGGTCTTACCGGGACGATGCCGCAAGGCTTAAAAGTTCCGGAATATGGTGATTTCGACGTTGTTATGGATTTCCAGTCCGCTCAAAACGCAGTGCTGGCGGCCCAGAAATCCTTTATGGCTATGCCCGCGGACGTGCGGGCTCGGTTTGTGAATGATCCTCAGGTGTTCCTGGAGTTTTGTGCGAATCCGGAGAATGCGGATGAGTTGGTTAAGATGGGTCTTGCAATTAAGAAAGACCCTGTTATTGTTCCCACGCCGGATGTCCCGGCGTAGGAGTAAGTTATGGTCGATGTTCAGCGTAATTTGGCTGTTGATGATGATGAGGGCTATGCCCGGTTTGATTCTCTTCGTGCGGCGCTTCCGCACGTTTTGGGAGCGAAGCTGTCGGTTCGGGAGTTTGTGCTGGGTTTCACTGAGCTGACGACGCAGGAGCGGCTCGATTTTACCCAGGAGCTGACTGAGGCTGGCCGGTTGATACGGCGTTGCCTTAAGCTGATAGACTAGAACAGTGCGTTACTTGATCGTAACTGTTCTAGGTGACACCCTAGGTGTCGGGGGTCCGGGGCTCGCCCTGGTTGCCACACGGACTGTTGGCCATTTTTGGAGATTTGGATAT